CTCCCGACCCCTGCCCCCTGCCCCCATGCCCGACCGCCTGACCGCTTAGGCGGTTAGTTACACGGCCGGACATATTGCGGGACAGGCCCCGAGCCGGCCCCGATCTGTCATAATGTGTATTATCGGCGACCCCAAAACCGGGGCAAATGCGGCATATCGGACAGCTCAGAACCGGACAAAGCGGGCAATTCGGACCCCGGTGCTTTACATGCCACCGGTATGGGGTTGTATGTACCTTCTCTAAAATTTTTCCCCGTAAAATGCCGTTGAGCAGCATGATATGTACCGTTTATCGGTAATGTGTCTCAGTATGTGGACTTTTTGTGGGAAGTGCTTGTTTTGTCCCATCTTCTCTATAGTAGGAGGAACAACATAAACCGGAGGTTGTTCCGACTAGGGTGCCGCCCTTTGGGGGGCGGCGAGCGTAGCCCCTAGCGGAGTGAGCCGCCTGCTGTTTTGTTTCTGCCGAAAGCGGGCGGGTGTAGTGTGTCTTTCCCCAGATAAACCTCCCCTGTTTTGCCCATTGGTTTTTCTATGGCTCCTTCGCGGCTTGGGGGCCGCTGCGGAGCTTTGTTATGACGTCGACTACTGATTCTGTTCGCCCATTGAAACCTGGGCGGCCACGCGGTTCGTCTGCTGCGACTTCGAAGGTGAAGTCGCGGATTGTGGCGTTGGTGGCTGAGGGTTTGACGGTGGAGGAGGCTTGCCGGCGGGTCGGTAAGTCTGTGAAGGCGTATGAGTATTACCGGTCGTCTGATAAGGAGTTTTCGGGTCAGATTGATCGGGTGCGGGCTGCGAAGATCAGTGGGGGTCGGGTTACCGAGTCTGAGTCGTTGAAGCTGGATTTCGAGTCTTTTCGTAAAGAGTTTTTGGATTCGGTGACGTTTCCGCACCAGTTGAATATTGTGGATTTGTTGGAGGGGCGGGATCCTCGCTGGCTTCATCCCAGTATGACGTATGAGCCTGGTCGCCCGAATTATGTGTTGGTGAATGTGCCGCCGGAGCATGCTAAGAGCATGACGACGTCTATTGACTATCCGGTGTATCGGATTTGTATGGATCCGAATGTGCGTATTTTGGTGGTGTCGAAGTCTCAGAATAAGGCTGCTGAGTTTTTGTATGCGATCAAGCAGCGGTTGACGCATCCGGCGTGGTCGAAGTTGCAGGTTGCGTATGCGGCTGGGTCTGGGTTCAAGTCGAAGTCTGCGACGTGGCAGGCGAACACGGTGTATTTGGGTGAGGAACTGCGTGATTCGGCGGAGAAGGATCCGACGATTCAGGCGTTGGGTATCGGCGGTCAGGTGTATGGTGCGAGAGCGGACCTGATCATTCTGGATGACTGTGTCACGCTTTCGAATGCTCACGAGTATGAGAAGCAGATCCGTTGGATTCAGCAGGAAGTTCTGACCCGTATCGGCCCTGGCGGTAAGTTGCTGGTGCTGGGTACTCGTGTCGATTCTATTGATCTTTATCGAGAACTTCGGAATCCGGAGCGTTACCCGACGGGTACATCGCCCTGGTCCTATCTTTCGATGCCAGCGGTGCTTGAGTTTGCTGAGAAGCCGTCCGAATGGGTGACGTTGTGGCCGAAGTCTGATCGTCCGTGGCAGGGTGATGAGGATGCGCAGGCGGATGCTGAGGGTCTTTATCCTCGGTGGGATGGTCATCATTTGAATAACCGTCGTGCCGCGTTGGATCCTCGCACGTGGTCGATGGTGTATCAGCAGGCTGATGTTGATGAGGATGCTGTTTTCAATGCTGTGTGTGTGAAGGGCAGTATTGATCGGGCGAGGCAGATCGGTCCGTTGCAGGCTGGGTTGCCTGGGCATCCTGAGTCTACTGATGGTTTGATGATTTTTGCCGGTTTGGATCCGGCGATTGTTGGCGATACGGCTGCTGTGGTGATGGCTGTTGATCGTCGACGGAAGAAGCGGTATGTGTTGGATGCGACTGCGATTAGTCGCCCCACTCCGCAGCAGATTCGTGATTTGATTACGACGATCACGGAAAAGTATCAGCCTTCTGAGTGGATGGTTGAACGTAACGCGTTTCAGGGTTATTTGACGCAGGATGAGAATTTGCGTCAGTGGCTTGCGAATAAGGGTGTGTTGCTGCGTGAACATACGACGTCCCGTAATAAGTGGGATGTTGGGTTTGGTGTGGCTGCGATGTCTACGCTGTTTGGCACTGTTGAGGCTAACGGTCGGCATCATCGTGACAATTTGATTCATTTGCCTTCTGATCGTAATGAGGGTGTTCGTATGTTGGTGGATCAGTTGATTACGTGGTCGCCGGAGACGAAGAATAAGACGGACCTTGTTATGGCTCTGTGGTTTTGTGAGATCAGGGCTAAAGAGATTTGCCAGTTCGGTGAGTATGGCGGGCATTTCATGAAGAACAAGTTCCTTACGCGAGCTGATGAGAATAAGCGTCAGGTTGTGAATTTGGATGAGTGGGCTGCTGATTCCCGGCAGTTCCTGTAGGGAGAATCATGCTGACTGTTGAACAGATTGCAGCAAAAGTTGAGTTGCTGAAGCAACGCTCCATTGAGCGTGACCAGCGCATGGGCGACGTGCTTGCCGTTCGACAGGGCAAACTGCAGGACGTGTTTTTTGGGCAGTTCTCTGACGAGTATCCGAAGCCGCTCATTGCGAACATGGTTGATGTGGCTGCCCGAGATTTGGCTGAAACGTCGGCACCGTTGCCGTCTTTCAACTGCTCCTCGAGCAACATGATGACGAAAGCTGCACGTGATGCGGCTGATAAGCGTACAAAGATCGCTAACCATTATGTGAACATTTCTGATCTTCAGTTGCAGAACTACACCGGTCAGGACTGGTATTACACGTACGGTTTCTGCCCAGCGATTATTGATCTTGATTTTGACCGTAACACGCCGATCATCAAAATGCTTGACCCGATGGGTGTGTATTACGAGAAGGACCGTTTCGGTAACGTCACCTGTCTCGCGCAGTTGTTGACGATGCCAGCTTCGGTTGTGATGTACCAGTATCCCGAGTTCGCTCAGCGTATTCGTCAGCGTTATGGTTCGAATACGTTGGTGACGATTGTTCGTTACCACGACAAGAATCAGGACACGGTGTTTGTCCCCACGATGGATAACGCTGTGTTGTCGGAGATTCCGAACATTACGGGTATTTGTCTGGCCGATGTGGCTGAACGTCCCACAGTTGATGGTGTTGCACGCGGCCAGTTCGATGATGTGCTGCCTGTGCAGATGGCGAAGGCACGTTTCGCGTTGCTGCAACTCGAGGCAGCGAAGAAGTCGGTTGATGCACCGATCGCTATCCCACCGGATGTGCAGGAGTTTGCTTTGGGTCCGGACGCGTTGCTGCGTTCGAACACACCCGAGCGTATCCGTCGTGTACCGATCGAGTTGCCTGCTGGTGTGTTGATGGAGACGCAGTCTTTGGAACGTGAACTTCGTATGGGTTCACGCTATCCGGAGGCACGTACCGGCAACATTGATGCTTCTATTGTGACCGGTCAGGGTGTGAAGGCGTTGCAGGGCGGGTTTGATTCGCAGATCCGTGGTGCCCAGGCTGTGTTTGCCCGTTTCTTCCAGTCGATGATTTCGAAGGCTTTTCAGGTTGATGAGAAGGTTTTCGGTGACATGACGAAGGAGATTCGTGGCACCGATGACGGCACTCCGTACATGATGAAGTACACGCCTACGCGTGACATCAAGGGTGACTATACGGTTGATGTTCAGTATGGTTTGCTTGCCGGTCTTGATCCGAATCGTGCAACGATTATGGCGTTGCAGTTGCGTGGCGACAAGGTGATTTCTCGTGAACTTGTTCGCCGTAATCTTCCATTCCAGTTGAATGTGACGCAGGAGGAGCAGCGGATTGACACTGAGGATTTGCGTGATTCGTTGCGTATGGGCGTTCAGCAGCTTGCTGCCGCTATTCCTCAGATTGCGGCTCAAGGTGGCGATCCTATTCAGATTGTTTCACAACTTGCGAAGGTAATCGAGGGCCGTCAGAAAGGTGTGGCTCTTGAGAAGGTTGTGATGGAAGCCTTCGCTCCCGAGCAGCCAGCCGCTGATCAGATGGCCCCAGGTGCTTCGCAACCCCCAATGGGGGTTCCTGGTGCGGCCCCGGCGGCTGGCACCCCTGTTCCACAAGGCCCACCGCCTGTGGATCAACTACTCGCAGCCCTCACCGGGGCGGCGTAACAACGCACTTGGAGGTGCAAATGTTTGGTGCAAAGAAGGGCGGCGTTGCCAAGGCTCCGGTGATGGGGCCGATGATGGGGGCAAAGTCCGCATCTGGCAAGAACGCTAAGGTCATGCCGCCGCAGGTCGGCAAGGCTGCTTCTGCCGGTGGCAAGAAGGCTCACTGATTATGGCCGCTAAGAAGTCAACACCGAAGTCGTCTGCAAAGTCGACACCGAAGGCTGCAAAGCCAACTCCGAAGCCTAAGAGTAAGATTTCCGATGTGCGTAAGACTGCACAGACAAAGGAATACAAGGCTGGGTATGCTCGGGGCGTAAAGGAATCTACAGCAGCGGCAAAATACAACAAGGCTACATACGGACCCGAGTCTGTATTTTTCAGTGTTCCTTGGATGGCGAGAGACGCAGAAACGCGTGGTTACGCCAAGGGCCGCACTGTTGGCTTTCACGCTGAAATGTCACGCCGTAAGCCACGTAAGCAAGGCGACTAACACAACGATTTGAGAGGACGGGCGGCACGATGTGCGACATGTGCAGGAATGAAGAAGACAACAGTCCCGCTGCTGCCCGTCCACTCAACAAATACGACTACATGGCGGTCGTGTTCGGAACACTGTACAACATCAGCCTAGCGTTGATGGACATGTTCCGTGCCTTTATGAAGGCAATGTATTACCAGTCCAGTCTTGAAGCGAAGCATGCGAATGATTGGGCGAAACTTTCACAAGACTTAGAACGATTGGAGGCGGACAATGGCTGATATGCGTCCAGCAGGTCCAGGTAAATACACCCGCCGCACCGATCTTGCACGCGACAATGTGCAAACACGTATGGATGTTCCGTCATCCGGTTACGGTGAGGGTGCCGAAACTGCAGGTTTCATGGCGTCAGCACCTATGGCTGAAGCGCAACAGGCTGCCCCAATGATTCCACTTCCGGATCGCGCTTTGGGTGCCCCGACGATGCGTCGGGATGAGCCGATCACGGCGGGTGCCCCGTTCGGTGAAGGACCGGGTCGTGAAGTTCTTCCTGTCCCACCGGCTGCTCCGGATGAGACTGCGCAAACACTTCGAGCATTGGCTGCCGTGTATCCGGATCCTGATTTGATTCGTCTCGTGTCACGCTTGGATGCTGAAGGTCGCTGATGACTGTAGACAACCCGTTCTACGTTCCTGAGCGTGGAACGAAAGAGTATGACAAGTGGGTGAAGGATCAGCAGGTGCGGCTTGCGAAGCAGACCGCTGCTTTCGCTAAGGCGAACCCTACTGCTTCACCAGGTTTGGCGTTGAATGCTGGCCGTGCCGGCATGCTGTCTACCGGTAATCTTGCTGCTCAGGCTTCAACACTTGATGTGCAGTCGCAGATTGATGCGCAGCGCAGTGCCGCGTTGACGACTGCTGCGAAGTTCAAGGAGTCGAACACAAAGGGTGACGGGTCACCTGTTGACTGGTTGGCTCCAGTGACACGTACCGCGTTCATGGCGTTGTCTACCCCGTTTGAGTTGCTTGAGGCTACTGTCCGCAATGTTGCTGGCGGTAAGAGTCCGTTCGATAATGTTTTAGGTCAGACCAGCACCGGTCAGGCAATCATGCAGTTGGCGAAGACTGGCAGGATTGATGTCGGCACAGGATTTTTGGATGTTGATCCGAATTCTGCTGTCGGTAAGGCGTTGCTGAAGTCGAAGATCAAAGCTGGTCCGAAGATGTCCGGCGGTCAGCCGTGGACGTACCAGTCTGGTTTGACGAACGCGCTGTTTGATGATCCTGAGACGAAAGCTGCTCGCACGTTTCAGGCTGTGTCTGGGTTTGTTTTCAACCTCGCGTTCGACCCGTTGACGTATGTGCCGGGTGTTGGTTTGCTGAAGGTTGGCAAGTCTGGTGTTTCGCTGCGTCTCGGCAAGGCGTATGAGGCGAAGAAGGCTGCACGGCAGATCATTGATGAGACGAAGGATGATGTTGCCGCGTTGAAGGCTCGCCGCCCTGTGGTTGCGGCTGAGGATGTGGCGAATCCGGATAAGACTGAAACGCTTGCCCGTCTGCGTGACGATGTTGATACGTCCATTGATGACGCTATCAAGGTTCGTGATGAACTGTATGCGGCGAAGAACAGTCAGGATTTGTCGAAGGCTGAGTTTGGTGAGGTTGCTCAGCGTCGTGATGCTGCCCGTGCAGCGTTGGCGGCGAATGAGAACCGTCTTGAGGTTTTGCGTTCTGAACGTGCAGTGAAAGAAGCGGCTGAGTCTGGCACTCTGATGGAGGGTGCTGAGGAGGCTACGCTTTCGTTCCGTACGTTGGCTGAGTTTGATAACGCTATTTCGGAAACGGAAAACACTGTTGCCTCTCTCCGGCAGGCAGTTCAGGAAAGTGATGCCGCGTATGCGTCCGGCGTCAAAGAAACGCAGGATCTTGTGGCGTCTCGAGATGCAGCGAAGGCTGCGTTAGAGGCGGATACTCCACTGGAGCGTTTGGCTCTTGAGGCGGATGCTGGTTTGCTGCGTATCGATGATACGAGTGTGTTGAACTATCAGAAGTTTTCGGACTTCCTGTTCGGTAAGCATGGTCGTAACGTAGCAAACATGGTTGCCCGCCACTACGGTCCGGATGACTACTTCAAGGTGTGGCAGGCGTTCGGTGGGCCGAACGGTAACATCACGATCGATGTTGCCCGCACGTTGGCTGCCGCCACTTCCGAGAAGGAAGTGCTGGGCGTTCTCGCCGCTGAGGCTGGTCTTGATGTGTCGGGTGCTGCGAAGCGTGGTTTGGCTGCCCGTGCTATCAAGTTCCAACCGGGTCAGTTGGTGCCTGAGGGTGCCAAGATGCAGTTTTCGATGACGCAGCAGTTTTGGAACAAACTTGAGGGTACTAAGGCTGGCGCGAAGCTGACCGACAACATGTTTACCCGGTTTGCCCCAACGCGTGGTCTTATCTCGTTGGATGATGCTGACACGCTTGTGCGTGAAATGTACAACACGATCCCATTCCTGCGCGGTTCCGAAGCGTTGCGTGATCGTGCTGTGCAGCGAATGATGGCTGCCGATAATCCGGCTGCACGGTTTGAAGTGTTCATGGACACGCTTACCGATCTCGCTGCGGAGCAGATGCCGAATCTGCGTCCTGAGCAGATGGATTTGCTGAAGGAAGCGTCTCGAGTTTTCCGCAAAGAGAAGGATCTGCACCGTAACTTCTTGGCGCAGGTTTCTGCCGAGGGCGGCAATGTGGAGTATTTGCTGGCGAACGGCAAGAAGATCCAGTTCTCACAGTTCGATCCACTGATCGATTCGCAGTTGACGGCGTTTGTGAAGTGGCCGGATGTTGACCAGATGCGCCAGTTGACTGGTGCGATGCGTGACATTTTCTCACGTGGTGAACTGGTGCAGGATGTTCGCCGTGTAGCCACCGACCTGTTCGATGCCCGATTCAAGCAGCTGGTGCTGGTTGGTCGCGTTTCCTACATTGCCCGTAACATCATGGATATGCAGGTACGTTCGTACCTTGCAGGTTCGTCAACGCTATTCAATCATCCGCTGCGCATGATCGCACTGATGGTTGGCAACCCTGAGGGTAACGGTATTCAGAAGCAGTTGTCGAAGATGGCACGTTTCCAGAATGACGTGTTCGGCAAGAACTTCGACCGTATGCTGACTAGCGATGAGAACGCAAAGTTCACATCCACAGCCTTGGCTGACGCGGACCGCTATGCGGCGTTGATGGCACGGTCACTTGGTTTTGGTGTCGGTTCCGCTGCCGCTGGCTACCGCCAGTTGCCGACCGGTATGCGTTTCATTGGGTCCACGGATAAGAAGTTCAACCGTGCTTGGGCGTCAGGTATTCTGCAGTATCGTGCATCTGATGCTGCTCGTCTTGTCGCTGGCGGTCTTGATTCGGGTGCTGTGCAGGACGGTGTGAAACTGTGGCACTTCCAGGAAGCACCGGCGTTCATTGAGGCGAAGCGTCTGCAAGGTTTGGACTACCAGAACCCTGACGACTATCTGAAGATCATCACCGACTTCATGTTCGAAACGAAGCGTGGTCGTGATCTGCGTAAACTGATCGCAGATGTTGATGAAGAAACACGCGCCGTGATGATGGATGCAAACGAAACCGTCGCACGCGAAGCGGTTGAGGCATACTTCAAGACCATCCAGATGGGTATCGACAACCTGTCCGCTGGGTCTAAGGAGATCCGCGACTACATTGCCGGTAAGCAGATGGTTGACGTGAACGGCAACGTGCAGGTCCACCGCATGGACAGCAACATTCCACGCGACCGTTGGCTTGCAAAGATTCTTGCCGGTCACCGTGCATCTGTGGATGTGGAGAACACGGTCGGTCAGTTGCGTCTCCCATCGGAGTTCACTGCTGGTGGTCGTGGGCTGGTTGCCCGCTGGGATACAGCGGTCAGCGCATTCTTCCGCCTGTCGTCCACGATTGAGAAGCGTGCATCGCTCGGTCCGGAGTTCCGTCAGCAGTACTGGAACGGTGTGGCTGAGAATGCCCCACTTTTGAGCCGTCAGGCTGGCGAAGAAATCTTGAAGGTTGCCGAGAAGGAACTTCGCGGTGTCCGAGTTTTCGGTCTACCGGCATCTGCCACAAACCCAGCGTTAGCGAAGCTGCGTGCAGCGGTAAAGGATCTGCCCGCTGAGGGCGGTATCAACCGTGTCGATATGAACGATATTGCTTCAGCGTACGCGTCACGCCAGTTGGAGAAACTGTTCTACGACGCCACACGCCAGAAGCAGTATGCTGCCGCGGCCCGTCTAGTTGCCCCGTTCGTTTCCGCTTGGGCAAACACCTTGTCGGTGTGGGGTGGACTAATAACGAAGGACGTTACTAACACGTTCAAGTTGGCTGGTCAGGCCCGTGCCTACAAGGCTGCGAATGCTTTCGAGTTCCTGAACCATCCAGAAACCGGAGCCATCTACGAATGGCTCGGCGAAGGGTGGCATGACCCGTCACAAGGGTTCATCTTCAACGACCCAACCTACGGCGATAAGCGCATCGTGATGCCGTTCGCTGGTGATCTTCTGGGTGCGATGCTGTCACCGGTTGCTGGTGTGGATGTTCCAGGTATGCCGGTGTCGTTGTCTGTTCCGTCGTTGAACCTTGCGTTCTCGAACGAACTGCTGCCAGGTGTCGGTCCCGCTATTCAGTTGACGGTGGGTCGTGCGATTCAGAACCAGAACGGTTGGATCGCTGATCAACTCCGCGACATCATCTACCCGTTCGGTGCCCCAGAGAAGGGCACCGGTCTGATTGAGACATTCACGCCCGCCTGGGCACAGCGCATCTTGTACGGTTTGCAGTTCGATTCGTACGAGAAGAAGAACATTTCCACGCTACGCCCAATCATGGCGTATCTTGCCACGACCGGTAAGTACGGCGATTTGCCGATCAGTGCCGAGCAGCAGAACAAGTTGATTGAGGATTCGTTCCGCGTCAACCGTGTGCTGGCGCTGTGGCGTGGCATCATGCAGAACGTGTCACCTGGTTCTATCGCCCCAATGATTTTGGCGAAAGACAAGTCTGGCGAACTGCATGTGCAGGCTTTGATGGTGAACGATTTCGCCCAGATCCGTGCAAACAACCCAGACAACTATGCGACCGCCATCAGCAAGTGGGCGGACAAGTATGGTGAGAATGCACTGTTCGCTTTGGTGTCTGGAACGCGTGGCGGTATCACGCCGACAGATAAGGCGTGGCAGTTCTACACGGAGAACCGTGATGATGCGAACCAGTTCCCGAACGCGTTCGCGTTGTTCTTCCCCGGTGGTGTGTATTCGGCTGAGTTTGCCAAGTGGCAGGAGCAGCGTGGTCAGCGTTTCAAGTTGACGCCTGCCGACATGCAGGCTGAGGCTGCTTCGTATGTGTATTCGGCCCGTAAGGCGAAGTTGCAGCAGGATGAGGCTACGGCTGTCGCTATGGGTGCGGATCCTCGAGATGCCCACGATGTGTATTTGGCTCGTAAGGATGCACTGGATGCTGAGTTCGGTGGTGAGCCGGAGACTCGGTCGATTGGTGTTCCTCGCGAGACGCTGGTGAAGGAAGTTACTCAGGCGTTGGGTAATGAGAAGTTTGCTGCCACGAATGCCGGTAAGGGTTTGGCTGCGTTTCTTGATGCCCGTTCGCAGGCTCTTGCGGCTATCAATCAGCTCGGGTTTGAGAATTTGAACGGCAAGACGGTTGCGCCTATTGCTGACTGGTTGAATTCGAAGGCTTACGAGATCATTTCTCAGTATGAGGATTTCAGTGTGATGTATTGGCGTGTGTTTGCTGCCGAGACGGGAAATAGGTAATGGCTGAAACGAAGAAGACGACGGCACAGCCGGCGGCTACTGCTGCCGTTACTGACCCTACGCTTGTTGCGGCTCTCGCCCAGATTCAGGGTTCCCGTTCTGGCGCTGTGCAGGCTGGCACGCCGGTGTGGCGTCCAGGGTATGCCCCGAACAATCAGGCGTCATGGCCGAAGGCGAACTACAACCTGAACAACACGCAGGTGTGGTCGATTGTTTCTGATCAGTTCAACACGTTGGAGAAGCAGAACATTCTGCGTTCCCAGTTGATTCAGGCTGGCTACCTTCCGAAGTCCGCTGTGAACCGTTTCCAGTTTGAGTGGAATAACACGGATGATACGCCGGCGATGCTGCGTCTTCTTGAGAAGGCGAATGCTGACGGTGTGCTGTGGAATGAGCGTTTGCAGGTTGACTTGTCGGCGAAGCAGCGTGGTGGCACTGGTGCCCCGAGTGTTCAGAAGTATGTGAACTATTCGGATCCGGAAACGGCGAAGGCGATTGTGCAGTCGTCATTCCGTGCGTTGGTTGGTCGTGATCCGAACAGTGCCGAGTACACGCAGTTTACGAAGGCGCTTCGTGCGGCTGAGGCCGCCAGCCCGACGGTTATTACCCGCACTGGCAATACGCAGGTTACGACTGGTGGTTTGTCCAGCACTGGTGCAAGTCAGATGCTTGAGAGCCAAATCATGGCTGATGATGCTCTTGAGACGGAGGCAGTGAATATGCGGATCAATGATTACGCAGATATTGTTTCCCGGCTGGCTGGTGCGTGATGGCTGAAAAGAATGTCCGTCAGCAGTTGGCTGACGCGCAGAAGACTTTGAACAATCTGAAGTTTGAGGCGAACCAACTTCAGGGCGATGTCGATACAGCTGAAGCCCGCATGGGTTTCGAGAAGGGCAAGATCGATGCCGCTGTTCGTGACGGTAAGAAGAACACTGCTGGCTACCGTAATCTGGTTCGTGCCTATAATGAGGCGAAGGCTCGCCGCGATGCGGCGCAAGCCAAGATTGATTCGATGCAGGTTGCTATCGGTCAGGCTGACAATCAGGTGCGTGCTTTGGCTGGCCAGATTGAGGCTGAGACTAAGGCTTCCCAAGAGGCTTTGAAGAAGCGTAAGGCGGAAGATAAGGAACAGCGTGAGGCTGAACGTCTCCGTCAGGAAGCCGATGCTTTGCGTGAGAAGGCTGCCGTTGAGCGTGACTTGGGCAATACTGATTCTGCCCGCCAGTACGAGACGCAGGCTGCGGCTAAGGTGCGTGAAGCGACCGCTAAGGCTGCATACACAGTGCCGACCACTGCTGCTGGACCGACAACGGTAACTGCAGCAGATCGTCGTCGTGGTGCAGATGTGACACCGGCTACGACAGCCGCTCCCCGTGCTACTGGTGCTACAACCACACCAACCACGACTGCTGCGGTTACGACCACAACTTCCACAGGTACTACGACAAAGACTTCGGCTGGCACAAAGACTACGCCAGCCACTAAGACTCCGTCCAGAACAACTGATGCCACAACTTTGACTGAGGCACAGCGTGCCACTCTCGGATCCTATGGTTCGAAGTATCTGATCGACTACTTCAAGAACACCCCGAAGTACAAGTACATCTACGACTATCTTGTGACTGCCGCTAAAGGTAGGTATGAGGCTGGTCGCGTTGAGGCTTGGCTGAAGGATCAGAACTGGTACAAGGACGTCAACGAACGCGTCAAGGCACCGATCTACGCATCGGGTCTTTCCAACGGCATCACTCTTTCCGATGCTGAGTTGAACGACTTCCGTGACCAGAAACTCGCTGGGCTACTGTCCACTGAGGAGATCGATTACCGTCTCGGTCAGCGGGCTATCGAAAAGTTCAATCTGAAGACTAAGCCCGAGATTGCCCGCGAGATCACCGCAGGTAAGTCGTTCGAGGAAGCCGTCGCCGACTATGCCGATGTGTATCGCCGAGACTACGGCCTGTCTGCTGCCCAGTTCAATGTTGGTGACAGCCAGTTCCTTGGGTTGTTGAACACGTCAACGTCGCTTGACGATTTCGAAAAGAAGTTGCGCCGCACCGACAAGTTCCTCAGCAAGCAGGAAACGCAGTTGGCTATCAACGCTAACGTGTCTGCTTTGAAGCGTAAGTATGCGCGTTTCGGTATGAAGATCAGTGACCAGGATGCGTACAATGTCAGCAAGAACATTTATCTTGGTGACACCACAGATTCGGCTGTGGACGATAATCTGCGCAAGATTGCTGCCGATACGTTCCAGCCTTTCCGTGACCGCATCTTGAATGGTGAGGATCCTCTGTCGATTGCGACACCGTACATTTCGGCAATGTCACGCATTCTTGAGGTTCCGGATGGTGCGTTGGATCTTGAGGATCCGACGGTTCGTAAGGCAATGATGGGCCGGTCTGTGACGAAGGGTGAAACCACGTCGCATGCCGCCACTCCATTGTGGGAGTTTGAGCAGCAGCTGTATCGGGACAATCGGTGGCAGTACACGTCGAATGCTCGCTCCACTTTGGATCAGGTTTCTCTTGATGTTCTCTCACGGTTTGGAATGATCGGCTAATGTTTACATCGCCAGATGGTTTGGTGTTTGACACCTATGATGAGTACGAAGCGTACATGGCGCAATACAATGCCCGTCAGAATGTCACCACACCTACGCAGCCGGTAACTGAGGCGCCGCTTGATGAGCGGCAAGAAGCCATCAATCGGTTCCGCGAGATCCGCGACTTTGAACCCCCAGCACCGGAAACTATCAAGCCACCAGCCGAAGGTGATGGCGCTGAACCGGATCCGATGAAGGCATTCCAGGACCGTCTTGACAAGATGGAGCAGGAATACAACGACCGCCTTACGAAGCAGCAGCAGCAGTTCGAGGATGCGATGAAGCGCATGCAGGATCAGGCTGATGCCCAGCGTGAGGCTGAACTGCAGTCGCAGCGTCGTTCCGCGTTTGATGTGATGCGGGAACGGTTCGCCAATTACGGTCTGCCCGAGTTGGCTACCGAGATTGAAAACATCTACAAGGGTGTCGGTAAGGATCGTTTCGGTAAAGACATTACCGAGATCCCCACAACCGAGTCAGCGTTTTACCTGCAGTTGCTGAACACTCAGGCGTACTACGACCGTTTCGGCAAGGTCAATGAGGATCGGGTCAACGCCGGCTACAAGGCGTTGGACGAGAAAACCATTCTCGGTCTTGAGGACGAATACCAGAACGCTATGAAGTCGTACAACATGCCGGCAGGGTTCTACGACACGGCACAGGATTTCCAGACGTTCCTCCGCAACGACAAGTCACCGTCTGAGGTGGCTGACGATCTGCAGGCATACCGCGATTTCGTTGACGCCCAGAAGGCTGCTAAGCCGGAAGTTTTCAACGCACTGAAGACGTTCTACGGTGTGGATGAGTCGATGCTCACCGCATACTACGCAGACCCAATGAAGGGTCAGAAGATTCTTGATCAGGTTGTGGGTCGTAACAAGAACACGGCAGCAGCTTTGATTGCCGGTCTGTCTGCAGATGTGGCTACTGCCGCTAACGCCTACGGTGCCGGATCGTTGACGTACCAGCAGCAGCGTCAACGCTACTCTGCGGTGCAGCAAGACATTTCAACAACCGGACGCCTTGCTGAAATCTATGGCATGAACTATGGAACGCAGGAAGCGTTGGGTGCCGAGTTCGGTTCCGACGCGGCAGCGTTGGCTGCGCAGAAGCGTGTGCAGCAGACCGCTGCGGCACAGTTCGCTGGTTCTTCCGGTGTTGGTCGTGGCGCCTTGGGTCGCCGCAGCACTGGTTCTCTATAACTGAATAGCCCCACTGGGGCAAGGGTCTGAACGGTCAGTCCGTGTGTACGAGCGGTTTTCCCGCCGGCGGCAACGGTAACCCTGGTTCGATTCCAGGCAGATCCACTCCACACCGTGCAATGCCAGGGCCGGATTGTGTGTACAGACTGGAAGTCAGAGCCGAACCAATTTCCCCGAGTGGTTTGTGGCTGGCGATCAATGATGAAAGGGAGAAGGACACATGTCCAATTACGAGAGCGATATTGACGACGACTTCGAATATGAAGACACCGGCAATGATGCTATGAAGCAACTTCGCAAGGCTAACCGTGCCAAGGAGAAGGAACTAGCCGAACTCAAGGCACAGTTGGCGGAACTTGCAACGGAACGCCGTGAACGCACTATTCGAGACGTTTTCGCTTCTCGCGGTGTGAACGACAAAATCGCAAAGTTCGTACCGAAGGACATCGACCTCAATGAGGAATCGCTGTCTGCCTGGATTGATGAGAACTCTGAAGTTTTCGGAATCCAGACCACCAATCCGAACCAGCAGCCCAATGTGCCTGCCGGCTATCAGGATGCCTACCGCCGCCAACAGACAACACTGGATACAGCCATGACGGGTGACCGTGAACGGCAGATCCAGTCACGTATGGAGGAGGCGGCTGCTCAAGGCCCAGAGGCTTTGAAGGCATTCTTTGCCGAAATGGCAGCACAGGGGCTGTAAGCCTACAGAAAGGATGTAGTGCCTGATGGCAACTACACAAATCTCCGGCCTCGGTAATCTTGTCCAGACTGGCTACGATACCTACGTGCGGGCACAGCTCCGCTCGCTCCCAGTCATGCGTCAGGTCGCCGATATCCGTCCGGTCGCTATGACCAACCCTGGCACCACGCTCAAGTTCTCGGTGTACAGCAACCTTTCGGCTGCTAAGACCCCGCTTACTGAAGCATCGGATGTCACCCCGGTTGCTCTCGCTAACCCGTCACAGATCACCGTCACGGTGACCGAATACGGTAACGCTGTTGAGCAGACCGAGAAGGTCAACCTTGTTGCGTTCTCCGACATCGACACGATGATCGGCGACGCCATCGCATACAACGCTGCCGACACGATCGACCAGCTTGTTTCGGATGCTCTTGTTGCAGGCACCAACGTGTTCTACGGCGGTACCCGCACTTCGACTGGCACCCTCACCGCTTCGGACGTTCTGTCCACGGCGATGCTGCGTAAGGCTCAGACGAAGCTTGTGGAAGGTAACGCTCAGCCACGTGTTGGCGACCTGTACACACTGTTCATCCACCCGCGTCAGGCTTTCGACCTTCGTGCCGAGACTGGCTCGGGCGGCTTTGTGGACATCCACAAGTACACCTCGGACAATGTCGGTAACATCCTTACCGGCACGATCGGTGTGCTTGAGGGTCTGCAGGTTGTTCAGACCAACCGCGTTCCGGTGACGACCGAAGGTGCTGCTTCGGCTAACGTCTACAAGGCGATCGCTGTTGCGAAGGAAGCTCTCCTTGAGGCTTCGGTCTACGACGTGACCACGGTCATCTCGCCCCAGACCGACTACCTGCGCCGCAAGTCAGCCATCGGCTGGAAGTACTTCGGCGGCTGGGGCATCTTCCGTGATGCTGCAGTTGTTCGCCTCGAGTCCGGCGCTTCGTCGCTCTAATCGAGACTGGGGGGCGGCACCTTCGGGTGCCGTCCCCCTCCTTACTACTGGAGGTTCCGTGTCGTATCTGTTTTACCCACCGCAAGTCATGGAACCTTGGCCGTTGAAGGATCGTTTCTGGCGACGCTGGACGTCTGCTCGTGGACGTGCAGTGTTGATCAACGGTTCGACGGTAACTATCTCGTCCGGTATCACTGAGGATGAGATGGCTGAGGCTGATTATGCCTATGTCGGTGGTCATGTTTACACGGTAGATAATGCGACGGCTGCCGTGCTTACTTCCCTCGGGTTCGCTACGAAGACGCAGGCTGAAGCTGATGCTTTGTCTGATGAGGCACACGATGGGTTCCTGGTGGCGTTGTGAAGCATAGCCATACTACGAAGATCCTGAAATGGGGTCTGGATGCCGAGCATAGGTTTGTCGGCATTGAATACGGTTGCACGGATTGTGATGCGGTTTCGCCGACTCCGTGGCCGGTTGAGTTTGAGGTTTCGGAACATGCGTCCCATGTTGAGTATGTGGATGATTGTTTCGCTTGCAAGGCGCAAACGCTTGAGTTGTCTACTGGTGATGCGAATTCTCGCCGCACCATGTCGAAGCGTTTCTGGAACGCTGAGATGAATGCGTATGCGTCTGCGGTGCGTGAGGGTTTGGATCCCCGCACCACGAACATGGCTGACATCAATGCGGCAAAGCATGCAGCCGATAAGGCTGGTAAGCCGGTCGCTCTATGACCACACTGATCGGTATTCAGGGTGACGGGTTTGGTTTGCTGGCTGCCGATTCGATGATGGTGAGCGGCAGTAAGCCGTACGTGTCGGACGGCATGTGCAAGATCCGCCACGTTGGTGGTGTGTGGATCGGGTTTGCTGGTGACGGTTTGGCTATCGACATGGTTTCCGGTTGGAAGCCAAACACGCACACGTGGCATGACTTGGCGATGAGTCTGAAAGATCATTTCACGTCGAAGTCGTATACGCATGCGGATGATGCGTGGGATGCGCTTGTGCTTGTCGATGGTGTGGTTGTTGAGATCGGCGCTGACTATTCGTGGATGCGTGACGATGACCGTATCTATGGTTGTGGGTCTGGTGGGGATTATGCGGTTGGGGTGCTTGCCTCGATGAAGTCTCCGTGGGCTAATGCCGAGAAGGCTATTCGTGCCGCTAAGGCGGCTCTCAAGGTTTCCGGCCGGTATGACATCAATACTGGTGGGGATGATCAGATCGTTGTTCAGGAGGAACAAGATGCCGATGGATAAGAAGTCGATGGAAAGCGAAGATATGCCGTTGAAGATTTCACAGGCACCCGGCATTGTGCCGATGGTTGTGAATCCTGAGAGGGATGATCTGCCCACTGGTCAGGTCCGCATGATTGATAACGGTCCGGCGAAGCCGACCGGTCCGAAGAAGGGTTTTGCCAAGTGAAGAAGGATCCCAAGTGGCAAGAGACCAAGAACACGAAGGCACCTACTGGCAAACTTGCGAATAAGGTTGCTAAGGACTTCGGCTATTCGGAATCTAAGAAGGCAACACCGAAGCCGACCGCTAAGGCGTCGGCTAAGCCTGCCCGTCGCCAACCAGGTGAAGTCACACCAGGTTTGAAGAAGTGGCTTGACTCGCTCCCCGCGTACGAGCGTCGCGTCGCCATGACACAGATCAAGGGTGAGAAGAAGGCTGGCAAGTTGAGCAAGGGGACCAAGTGAAGAAGAAGGACAAGGTCGCCAAGGTCATGGGCGAATACAAGCGTGGCACCCTACATTCCGGTAAGGATCCGAAAGGTCCGAAGAAGGCACCGGTTGTGAAGTCACGTAAGCAGGCGATCGCCATCGCCCTTTCCGAAGCTGGCAAGGCACGGAAGAAGAAGTAACCATGCCCAAGAAGAAGCCCGTTTGGGATAAGCCGAACCCGAAGAAGAAGTCAACCCCGTTGACTCCTGCTCAGAAGGCTAAAGCGAAAGCGTCCGCCAAGAAGGCTGGTCGCCCGTACCCAAACCTCATTGACAATATGCGAGCTGGCCGTGGCAAGTAAGAAGGATTCACGTCTCGAGCGTGCCGGTGTTTCCGGCTACAACAAGCCGAAGCGTACACCGAACCACCCAACGAAGTCGCATGTTGTTGTGGCTAAAGAGGGTGACAAGGTGAAGACGATCCGGTTCGGCCAGCAAGGTGTTCAGGGTTCCCCTGATGGTTCGAAGCGGAACGAGGCATTCAAGGCTCGCCATGCGAAGAACATTTCGAAAGGCAAAATGTCGGCAGCCTACTGGGCAGACAAGGTGAAATGGTAAATGGCTCTCGGTACTTCTGGGTCCACACTGACCGCCGAGTTGAATCGGTTGGCTAACGGTGGAACATACCCATCTGTGATTCAGAACTATGTGGATTCCACGAAGGCTGCTAACACGTGGGCTGGCACTACCGGTCTTGACCTGGTTGGTGCGTTGAATGTGAAGGCTGGTAACAGCCGACCGAACTATAAGGATCTGCGTGGCGTGTGTAACCAGCTAGGTGGTACTACCGATTTGGCTCCCGCTGCTGCTTTGCGTGCGAGGTCTTCGTGACAACTTTCAGTGAAATCATTGACCGTACACTGGGTCAAATCCAGTCGTATGGTTCTCAGCAGAACACTGCTACGTGGATCAACCAGAATGGTGGCATCACTGCAGCCGATACGTCGTTCGTTGTGAATGAGACGGCCCAGATTGGTCGCGGTCTGTTGGAGATCGGCGACGAACTGGTGTATGTGGATCGTGTCGACAATTTGACGAAGACGGTGTACACGACCCCGTGGGGTCGCGGGTTCCGTGGCACGACTGCTGCTGCCGCTGCGAACAATGCGATGGTGACGGTTGCCCCAACGTATCCGCGTCATGCCGTGAAGCAGGCTATCAATGACACGGTGCAGGCTTCCTATCCGGAAATCTTCGGTGTTGCCACAACGACGATCACCTACAATTCGTCGGTGACGGCGTATGAGTTGCCGGCGAATGTGCAGTACATTTTGTCGGTGTATTGGCAGACGACTGGCTCTAGCCAGGAGTGGCTGCCGGTTCGCCGGTACCGTTTCGATAAGGACGGTAACCAGACGGCGTTTCCGTCGGGGAAGGTGCTGAATCTGTTCGACATTATCGAACCGGGGCGTACGGTGCAGGTGAAGTACATGAAGGCTCCGAGCCTCATGGCGGCATCATCAGACGTTTTTGAGACGGTTACTGGTTTCCCTACGTCTTCGGTGGATTGCATCGTCTACGGTTCGATTGCGAGGCTTCTAGCCCCATTGGATGCGTCACGTATCCCTGCGCAGTCTGTTGAGGCTGACGTGAACGATCAGACCCGCCCCATCGGTAGCGGTGGTAACACTGCCCGATTCTACTTGGGCTTGTACCAGCAGCGGTTGCAGATCGAGGCAGCCGATCTGCGCAACCAGTACCCAATCCGGCTCCACTACACGAGGTAAGAATGGCACAGCAACGGTATTACGCTTCTACAGCCAAGCAGGCTTCGCTTGCCGCGTCAGTAGATTCGGTGACCACCAGCATCACACTTGACCTTGTCACCGGCTTCCCAGGCAACTATCCGTACACGCTTGCTTTGGATCCGGACACTAACAAGGAAGAACTTGTTCTCGTAACGTCGGGGTCAGGTACGATTCTCACGGTTACTCGTGGGCAGGACGGTACGCCGGCTGTTGCTCACTCGACTGGCGCAACTGTCCGCCACGTCGCATCTGGTCAAGATTTCAACCAGTTCTCTGCACACATCGGTTCCACATCTGTTCCCACCACTTCCGGTGTTCACGGTGTGACGGGTGATGTTGTCGGTACGACCGATGTGCAGACGATCACCTCAAAGACGTTCACCGGTACCGAGTCGTTGGGTTTCGACACGACAACTCCTGGCACTGCCGCTGTCGGTGTGATGGCGTGGAATGACACGCTCGGAACTATTGAGTTCAAACTCAAGGGTAACAACATCACACTGCGTGAAGGGCAAGAAGTTCTTGCACGTGTCGTGAATGCTGAGGCAAGCACACTCACTGCCGGTCAGGTCGTGTACCTGTTCGGTGCCCAGGGCAATCTGCCTTCGGTGAAGTTGGCTAATGCTGCAACCGAAATGTCATCCACTGGCACGTTCGGCATTGTTGGCGAATCAATCTCCGCAGGCCAGCAGGGCTTTGTGATCCTGCTCGGCATGGCATACAACTTGAACACTGCAGCATTCGCCGAGGGTGCAACCCTGTGGCTGTCTGCTACGACACCCGGTGGGCTGACAACGACCCGTCCCACCGCACCGAACAACGGTGTGGTTGTCGGTATCGTTGCCCGCTCGCACGCGACGGTTGGTCAGATCTATGTGAAGATCGCTAACGGTCAAGAGCTGGACGAGTTGCACGATGTGTACATCACCAGCCCAGCGACCGGTAATCTGCTGATCTACAATGCGTCCACCAGCCGGTGGGAGAACACTTCCACACTGCTCGCAGCAATCAATGCTGGCGGGTTCAAGATCACAAACCTCGGCACACCGACCTCCAGTGGTGATGCGGTCAACAAGTCGTACACGGACACCCTGTTCGGATCTACTGCTTCGGCAGCAACATCCGCAACATCGGCTGCCCTGTCGGCAACCTCCGCCGCAACGTCTGCCACATCCGCTGCCAACTCTGCTACAGCAGCAGCAAACAGTGCCACCTCGGCCGCAACTTCTGCTACCTCAGCCGCTAACACCTACACCTCGGTTGTGAACCAGGTTGGTGCTGGTGTTGTCCGTGACATGGGTCTGATCACCGATGCCGACACTACGTCGTCGACGATGATCTCGATTCAGGCTGTGGCTGATGCGGCTAACGCTTCTGCCAGTGCAGCCAGCACCTCAGCATCGTCTGCTTCCACATCTGCCTCCAGTGCATCAACATCAGCATCGTCTGCAGCGACGTCTGCTACGTCGGCTGCGAATAGTGCCACGGCTGCTGCTACTTCTGCATCGAACGCTGCCACCTCGGCAACGTCCTCGGCGAACTCGGCTTCGGCTGCAGCCACTTCGGCATCTAGTGCTTCGGTGTCTGCTTCGTCCGCTGCGACGTCTGCGACGTCCGCTTCGAACAGTGCTTCTGCTGCAGCAACCTCGGCAACAAGTTCTGCTACGTCTGCTAGTGCAGCCGCCACGTCGGCTACGAGTTCTGCGAACTCGGCAACAGCAGCGGCAACTTCGGCTTCGAATGCTGCTACTTCTGCCACGTCGGCGGCGACATCTGCGTCTAGCGCAGCAACGTCAGCCTCAAGTGCTGAAACGTCGGCGACTTCTGCTGCCACGTCTGCGTCGGCTGCTGCGGTGTCTGCCGCATCGGCGGCAACAGCAGCATCGTCCGCAGTGCAGTTGACCACGATTGACGCTAAGGGCGATCTGATTGTTGGCACAGCAGCGGACACGGTTGCCCGTCTGGCGGTGGGTACTGACGGTTTCATTCTGACTGCAGCATCGACGACCGCTACTGGTTTGTCGTGGGCTGCGGCACCGTCCGGTTTGCCGTCACAGACTGGTAACTCGGGTAAGTATTTGACCACTAATGGCACGACAGCTTCGTGGGCGTCGATCACGACTGACCCACTGCCGCAAGTTATGATGATGATGGGAGCCTGACATGCCGTCCTCCAGTTCTTTCGCCTACCAGCGGCGGCGAGGCACTACTGCCGAGCATGCTTCGTTCACTGGTTTGCTTGCGGAACTTACGGTTGATACCGATAAGAAGACTGTCGTGGTTCACGACGGTACTACACCTGGCGGCGTCCCGCTTGCTAGGGCTTCAGATGTTCAGGCCGCTGGTGGTCTGGATCCGTTCATGCTGATGGGTGCTTAGGAGAAAACATGCCCACTAACTACAAAGTCCTTGGTCAGTCGAACCCGTCAGCAACGACGGCGACGACCCTTTACACAGTGCCTTCCGCTACGCAGGCTGTGGTTTCAACTATCGTTGTGGCAAACCTGTCTACAACAGCAGCAACATTCCGCATCGCTATCCGTGTCAACGGTGCAACGCTTGCGAATAGCCAGTATGTTGCATACGACGTAACCGTTGGAGCATCAGATTCAACCGCTTTGACATTGGGTATCACCCTTGGCGCTGCTGACGTAATCACGGTGTATGCCTCGACTGCGAATGTGACGTTCACGGCTTTCGGTTCTGAACTTTCGTAAGGGGCGAACTAATGTTTAGTTCGTTCAAAACATCAACCATTGAGCAGGGTTTCAAGAAGCATCGTTCCGCACTTGCCGGAAATGCCCCAACACTACTCACTGTTGAATATCTGATCGTTGCCGGCGGTGGCGGCGCTGGTGGGCGATCTGCAGATTCTGTTGCAGGTGGCGGTGGAGCAGGTGCTGGCGGGTATCTTTCATCCGTCGTTGGAGAATCATCTGGCGGCGGAACTGGTGCCCTTTCCAGACTGACACTGTCAAGATCTGTAAACTATTCAGTTACTGTTGGCGGTGGCGGTGCCGGTGGAACAATCGGCAATGTTGGCGCCAAGGGATCTAACAGTGCTTTCGACACCTCTACCGCTTCTGGTGGTGGCGCTGGTCGTGATGCTGACGACAGTAACGTATCCATTTCAGACGGCGGTTCCGGTGGTGGTGCTTCCGGTTCCGCTGGTGGTGCTGCTGGTAGTGGAACTGCCGGTCAGGGATACGGTGGTGGAACTAAGAACGATGGCGCTGCTGGGAGTTTTGCTGGCGGTGGCGGTGGTGGTGCTGGGGCTGCCGGTTCTGGAAGAACTCCAGGAACAGGTGTTGCTAGTTCAATTACCGGTTCTTCCGTCACTCGAGCATCTGGTGGATACGGTCAGGGTACAAGCAACTTTATCAACGCTGCTGTTTCTGGTTCTGCAAATACTGGCGATGGTGGCAATGGTGCCGGTTCTGGAAGTTTCGGTGGATCATCAACTGGCGGCAATGGCGGTTCTGGTGTTGTCATACTTCGGTACCCAGCGAATTTCACAATCACTATCGGGGCCGGTTTGACTGGTAGCACAAGTACTTCTGGATCTAACAAGATCACGACAATTACTGCTGGTACCGGAAACGTGAGTTGGGCATAATGGCACACTACGCATTTCTTGATGACAACAACACTGTAACCGAAGTCATTGTCGGTGTTGAGGAAACAGAACTGATCGAGGGCCTTACGCCCGAGCAGTGGTACGGGAACTTCCGGGGACAGAAGTGTGTCCGCACCTCATACAACGGAAATATCCGTGCCCGTTACGCCGGTATCGGGTTTACGTACGATGAGGTGTTGGATGCGTTCATCCCACCGAAGTGCCACGATGAGGCTGTGCTGGATACGGCTACGGCTGACTGGTCTTGCACGAATGCTGATCACACACCAATGGAGGTGAACGAATAGATGGCTGTTCGGTCTTTCAAACTGTCGACGATTCGTTCGGAGTACCCGCGTCTCGGTTCGTTCACTGCCGGTAATGATTACGGGTTTGAGTTGATTGAGTCACAGACTGTAGGTTCCGGTGGTGCTGCAAGTATCACGTTTAGCAACATTCCGTCAACATATAAGCATCTTCAAATTCGATGTGTAGTTAGATCAACGATTGCCGGAACGGCGCAAGATAACATTGCATTCAGGTGCAATAGTGACAGTGCGTCAAACTATGCGAGTCATAATTTGTGGGGAACTGGTTCTGGAAGTGGATTTTCGTCAAACTTCTCAGGTTTGACATATGGCTACATACCGTCAATAACACCATCAGCTGGCAATTTGTCAAACGTGTTTGCTGGTGTAGTGATTGACATTCTTGACTATTCCAGCAGCAGTAAGAATAAGACGTGGAGAGCCTTTGGCGGTTCAGATGAAAACGCAAATAGCGGGGCAAGTGCCTATTTGACTCGTATTCAACTTTCATCAGCGGTCTGGTTGTCAACTTCTACATTGAATCGAATTGACCTAACCAATTCTGGAAGTTTTGCCCAGCATTCAACTTTCAGTCTATATGGGGTGAAGTAATGTCCACGCCAACATATGACCTGATTCAAGAGCAAACACTTGGATCTGGACAAACAGTCGTCACTTTTTCCAATATCCCAGGAACATACAGGGATCTTGTTTTTGAAGTCGTCGCACCCGGTGGTGCGGGAACTGACTACACCATGAGATTCAATGGTGACACTGCAACTAACTACAGTCGCACGTATCTTGCTGGCGATGGGACTAACGCTCCGTCTGGTCGAACGACAAGTTCTGGACAACTTTTTGCAATGTATTTCAACACGTCAGTTTCATCTGGGCATGCACACATAATGTCTTACGCAAACACTAATTTCAGCAAGACGGTACTTTTCAGATCATCTGATACTGGAAGTTATGTTCTATCTAACGTTGGTTTGTGGAGAAAGAGTCCTGCTGAAGCGATCACTTCACTTACATTCCAGAGAAGCGATTCTGCAACTTTGGTGTCCGGTTTTACCTTCAGACTTTGGGGGATTCTGTAATGGGCTGGACACTTATTGAGTCTCAGACTCTTAGCATTTCTGTTGCTTCTGTGACATTTGGTTCTGGTGGAACAATCCCACAAACATTCAAGACTTTGAAGTTGATAGTAAGTTCAAGGTTTGATGCAAATGTTGGAGATATAGCAATTACTTTGAATGGTTCTTCTTCCAATTTTTCATATAAGCATCTATATGGAACTGGTTCCGGCGCTGGTAGTGGCAGTGGTTCTGCCAATTTCGTTGGAGAAGGCGAAAGAAGCACCCTTACTGCATCAACATTCAATAGTATGGAAATAACAATTCCGAACTATTCGGGGTCTAGTAGCAAGTCAATTTCAAGTGATGCTGTTTCTGAGAATAATGCAGCCACCTCCGGTCAGGTTATGCTGGCTGGATTATGGTCCAATTCAGCCGCAATCACCAGTATTGGATTGACATACTTTGGTGGCACGGCAGCGAATTTCGTTTCCGGTACCACATTCCAACTCTACGGACTCAAGTAAGGATCATCATGTCAGAACAACTCACCGCACTCGAGGTCTGCTGCTGCGGAGCATGCGAAGTACAAGGACACCCCAAGGAAGTCATCCGCCCACTCACCGCTGAGGAAATCGCGCAGCGTGAAGTGGACGCAGCAGCCTATGCTGCTGCACAGGCGGAGGCTGAGGCTGCTGCTGCAGCGAAGCAGGCTGAGAAGGAAGCGATTGCTGCCCGTCTCGGTCTGTCTGTTGACGAGCTGAAGACGCTCCTTTCGTAACCTCGCTACCTAGGGACGCACCTGGACATGTGCTGAAACTGTCCCTTTTCGCTTTTCTACCGTGAAGGACAGTCGTGACACTGAAGGCATCCAAGGCACCGGACATTTCAGAATCCGTAGTGTTCGACCTCACTGGTCGCGGATCCCAATACTACGATCCGAACACGTACGCCATTGACATTGCCATTGGTGGTCTGCCGTTCCTGTTCGCCATCAAAGACGATCAGCCGTACATTCGTTCCACTGCACGTTGGAAGTATGAGCGTGTCGATCAGGCACGCGAACCGGGTGAACAGACTCTTGACTCTGGTCTGTGGGTGCGGTCACAAACGTCGTTCCATCTTGGTGAGGGTATCCAGTTTCAGGAAGCCCTTGAGGGTAACGTGGATCAGCTTCGGTTCCGTTACGACTCGGGTATCGGTATCGATCCGTGGACTCCAGGTCAGATTGGGTTGCTGCATTCGACTGCGAAACTGTGGCCGGCTGGCACCGTGTCGGGTGGCGTGTTGGCGTTGCCGGCAACTGTCGGATCTACTGACTATGTGATTGCGGTTGATAAGACTGCTTCGACGTCGGCTGTGCGTGTCAGCATGGTGACTGCTGGTGGTACTTCCACCACGTTGGCTACTGGTGCAGCGTTGTCTGAGGCTGTGTTGGCTGCCGAGTCTGACGGTTCCCGTGTTTATGTGGCGACCGCTACCGGTATTTATGATTTGGATTTCACTGCTGGATCCCCAACGGTGCATAAGCACATCAACTTCGACTCAGCGAACGCATCGGCTGTGACGCTTGGGTTTGTGAAGAACCGTCTCATGGCTGGCATCTCGTTCGCCAGCGGCTCCACTATTGCTGCGGTGTACGAGATCCTGACGTCGTCGCACGCATCAACAGTGAACCTATCAACACTGACCCCTATTGCTGGTTCGACGGTTGTGCCGACCGGTTGGGTGTGGTCTGATATTGCTGAGGGTCGCGGTGCGATCTACGTGTCGGGCTATGCAGGTGACCGCTCGAGCATTTTCAAGATTGAGCCGGACAACACTGGTGTGTTGGGTGCGTTGATTTCGGTTGCCGATATTCCTCGCGGTGAGGTTGTGCATGCTATCTATGGATATCTGGGTACGTTCCTTGCGATAGGTACGTCCCGTGGTGTGCGTATCGCTGCTATTGCTGACGATGCGACGATTGTGTACGGGCCGATCATTTTCGACACGGTGAATCCGGTGAAGGCTTTCGCTGCCCGCGACTCCTACATTTGGGCTGGCACGAAGGCTGGTGTGGGTGGTGCTTCCGGCACGTACCGTATCAATCTTGGCACACTGCTGGATGATGGTGGCTACCCGTTTGCCACTGATGTGTATGCGACGTCTACGACTGGTGATGTTGAGTCGGTTGGTTTCTTCCCGACTGCTGGTCGTTTGTTTTTCTCTGTGAGTGGTTCCGGTATTTGGTTGGAGTCCGCTACTGAACTGGTTGCCGAGGGTGTCGCCAATATGGCGACTGTCAACTGGGGTACGTTGGAGAAGAAAGCCTGGAAGCGTGTCCGTGTTGAGACCGACACATTGCAGGGCAATATTGAAATCTATGCCGACTCGAATGATGGTCGTTCGCAGATCGCGACGATGACCGAGGGCAACGCATACAACACTGACTTCGACCTGTCCACTGCGTATGCGACGCCGCAGGTGAATGGTCGCGTGGTGTTCAACCTTTACCGTAACTCTACGGATGCGACGAAGGGTGCGATCTTGAAGGGGTATGCGATCAAGGCTATCCCGTCACCGACCCGTTCACGTCTGATCCAGTTGCCGTTGTATTGCATGGATTTCGAAACCGATAGGCGCGGTACCCGCATGGGTGTGTTGGGTGGTGCGAAGTATCGCCTGTCTGCGCTTGAGGCTATTGAGTCTGCGGGTTCCACTGTGCTTGTTCAAGACTTCTCATCTGGCGAAAACTTTGATGCTGTGATTGAGGAGATTTCGTTCACAAGAACAACCCCACCTTCTGGTCCTGTTGATGACAACTTTGGTGGGATTATCACGATCACGATTCGGACGGTTGTGTGATGGCTGCGACGGAGTGGGCTGCGGTTGCCACTGGTGTTGTGTCGGTGGTGGCTGGTGTGGCTGCCGGTATTCGTTGGATGGTGAAGCACTATCTGAACGAGTTGAAGCCGAATGGTGGTGGTTCTATGAATGACCGCATGAAGCGTATTGAGGATAATCAGGTTCGTCTGCATGAGCGGGTGGATGCGATCTTTGAGTTTCTGATGGGGAAGAAATGAGTTGGTGGTTGTCGAAGTCTGCTGAACAGCTTCGTAAAGAGATCAACACTCTATGGCCGAATCGGGACAAGAAGTCCGATGGTGCGAAGGGCGATGATGCCCACGCTGCCCGCAAGTCTGACCATAATCCGGATCCGACATCGACCCCTCCGGGTGTGGTTCGGGCTATTGATATTGACGAGGATTTGAACGGGCGTGATGGTTCGGATCCTCGGGCTGCGAACAAGTTGGTTGCGCAACTTGCCCGCATTGCGCCGGCTGATGGTCGTATCAAGTACATCATTTTTGAGGGACAGATTTGGTCTGCGAAGTCCCGTTGGGCGGCACGCCCATACACTGGTTTGAATGCTCATTCGAAGCATATCCATGTTAGTTTTACTGAAGCCGGGGATCGTTCGAGCCGCCGGTTCGGTTTGAAGAAGGAGTTCATGTGAACCGTTTGAAGTTGTTTGTTGAACGGAATCCGGTCCGTGTGGCGGCTTGGGTTTCATCGACGGTGGCTATCGCGTTGGCTGCGTTTGCCCCGGATGTGCCGGTTGAACCGGTTGTGATCTTTGTGTTGTCCAGTCTCGGTTTGGGTGAGTATGCCCAGCGGGTTGAGGATGCGAAGACTGAGGCTGCCTATTGGACGGATCCTTTGCCGGAGCCGGTGAAGAAGGTTGCCAAGAAGGCTGCCAAGGCGTAGCCACCACATACCTCTAGAAAGCCCACAGCGGCATTCTGAGACACTTTCATGCCCCCCTCGGGGATCGGTAAGTCCGGTCCTCTTGGGGGGCTTATTTTGCGTTTCTGGGCTTTTCTGTTTCCGGCGTGTCGGGCTTGTCGGAAGCCCTCCAACCGGTCAGGATCTACCCGCCCGTAAGGGTGGGAGCCGACCCCTCAAGTGACGCGACGGTGTTGCCGGGGCCGCCACTCCCCTTCGTTTTTCGAAATGAGGGGGAGGGGGGAGCCTTTCCTAAGTTCAGCTCCGGTGTTGCGAGGCGTGCCGACACGCCGAGCATGTGGCAATGCCGGCGGTTGTCTCACCCCCGTGCAACGATTTGCACATGGCAAACAAGAAGCCCGCCCCGAAGCGGAACATCGAAACCCTCACCCTCGGCTGGTGCGACAACGGCATGGTGGACGGCAAATTCACCGAAGGCGTCGTCTACAGCATGCTCACCGGACTCGGATCCGGCATCCCCATCGTCAACGCCATGCGAGTCTCAGGCAACCAGATCGCCCGCCAGCGACAAAACCTCATCGACATGTGGTACGACTCCAACACCAGCGACTGGCTACTGTGGCTCGACTCAGATGTTGTGTTGACCAAAGACATCCTCACCAAACTGTGGAATGGACGCGACGCCAAAGAACGCCCACTCCTGACAGGCGTGTACATGGTGACCCGCATGAACGAACAGTCCATGATGCAGCCCCTACCGGACCTGTTCATCGACACCGACGACCACTTCACCATCCAATTCATCCACCCACTGCCGAAAGACCAAATCATCAAAGTCGATTCGGCAGGTTTCGGTTTGCTGCTGATGCACCGCGATGTGGTCACAAAGCTTCGAGAGAAGTATTCGATCTTCTTCTACGAAGACATGGAATCGGAGCAGCGATTCTTGGGTGAAGACATTCACTTCTTCAAGAAGTGCAAGCAACTTGGTATCCCACTGTGGGCCGACACATCCTGCATCGCCATGCACATGAAACGATTCCCATACGACCAAGAGTACTACTACTTCTACTGGACACTCATGCACCAGCAAGAACAACTCCTGAAAGGTTTGGCTCAAGATGCAAAGGAAGCCAGTGAAAACACCTGAATTGGACACCATCTACGCACAGATGGCTGAACACTGCACACAATCCATCCGCCCACACTCCACCGTCATGGGCTTCGTCTACGACTCCGAACGACGCATCCCAGCAGCAGGCGGCATCAGCCTGTTCTACGACATGCCATACATATCCACTGCTGCAGACACAGCACGACTTGATGTCGTCAACTTCATGCACGACAACTACCTACTGGTCGATCGGTTGATCAAACTGTACCCAGCGGGCGAAGGTAAGCTGCCTGGTTTGATGATGACATGGCGACCTATTGATGGGCCTGCAAAGATTTCTGAATATGTCGTTGACTACGTGTCCAATCTGCAGTTGAATGGACCTGACGACATCGGCATAACCTCGGGAGGTTCACGTGAAGCATGATGAATGGTGCCTAACTGACGATCGTGAAGACGATCTCAGCAACTGCATCTGCGACAAACTCGGTGGCAAAGAAGACACCGTCACCATCGACATCCTTGAACGGATCGCCCGTACGTGCGAACCGGACCCCTACGGTTATGTCCTGTTGAGCGATGTCAGAGCTGCTGTCAAAGGTGAGCAACGGTGAAGTCTATTCAGGGCGTAACTCGAACAACCCAACAAATAAGGGCAGAGTACGCATACGACGATTTTGATAACACCTTACGAGAGAGCATGCTTGCTGAATTCGACCTATGGCTGGCTGCCTTTGAAGCTGAGATTCGTGCCGACGAGCGGGAGAAGGCAGCACAGCGAGTCACTAACGAGTTCGTCAGCGAAGGACCAGTCGCGGTGACGCATCCCGTAGTCCAGCGAGCCATCGCCGCTGCCCGTGGCGGTGAGCAGGCATGAGCGATTACACGCCGACAACAAACGAAATATGGCTGTATGCCTGTGGGTTTGACAATCCACAGTTGGAACAATGGCTTGCTGAACATGAGGCCGCTGCCCGTGGCGGTGAGCAAGCATGACCACCTATCCGAACTGGTTCCGGACCCAGCAGCACAACTTCGAAAAGTATGTACTAGACCTAGCAGGTCAACCGGTACAGATGCTGCAGATCGGAGCGTTCACTGGTGACGCATCAGCATGGATGTACGACAACATCCTCGTCCACCACGAAGACGCATTCCTTGTTGACGTTGATACATGGCAAGGATCCGACGAGCCGGAACATGACGTTCTTGATTGGGAACATGTGGAACTCACATACCTTGCACGCAACAAGACGTGGCAAGGTGCAGTGTGGAGACGCAAGATGACCAGTGACGAATGGTTCATGGAATACGGTGGATGCTACGAATGGGACTTCGCCTACATTGACGGTGACCATAAGGCAGTCAATGTACTGACCGACGGGTTGAACGCATTCCAGGATCTAAAAGTCGGTGGCATCATCGCCTTCGACGACTACGGGTGGAAACCAGAACTGTCACGGTGGGAACGGCCAGAGCATGGAGTGAAAGCATTCCTCAGCCTGTGCCACGACTACTACGAAACACTCGAGATTGGATACCAGGTATGGCTGAAGAAAACAGCACACCTACCTGCACTATAGACGGCTGCGATCAGCCGCAAACCAAACTCGGGTACAGGGAAACCATGTGCAGCTTGCACTACATGTTGAAAGAAACAGCCCTATGGGGGAGTGAATGACAGACATCAGACAACTGCTGCTGGATGTTCTTCGGCAGCGGGACGAAGCCAGACCACGCTCTAATCAAACCGAGATCGGCCCCAGCGAACTCGGCTCGTGCAGTCGCAAAGTCTGGTACCGCATCAACGGCTACGAGAAAACCAACGACAGCACACTGAAGTTGGCTGCCGTCATGGGAACCGCCATCCACGCATCCATTGAAGATGCACTCGAGGCGGCAGACCCAACCGGCACACGGTTCGTTGTCGAATCCGAAGTTGCATGGAACGGCATGAAAGCCCACATCGACCTGTGGATTCCGGAGATAGGTGCCGTTGTGGACTGGAAGACAGTGAAGGTGAAGAACCTGAACTACTTCCCATCGCAGCAGCAACGCTGGCAGGTCCACACCTACGGGTTCCTGATGGAACAAAACGGACACAAAGTCAACACGGTCAGCCTTGTCGCTATTGCACGCGACGGGGATGAACGTGACGTGAAGGTTCACACCGAACCGTACTCGAGCGAGATTGCAATGGAAGCCCTCGGCTGGCTGGAAGCAATCAAGCAATCCAAGACTGCACCAGATCCCGAAAAGGATCCGTCGTTCTGCCGCAACTACTGCGACTTCTACGACGAAACCGGGGAAATCGGGTGTAAGGGTAGGGGAAAAGCGGAAAGGCTCGCCACCACCATCATTGATGATGCTGCTGTCGACGCCAACGCACTCCACTATCTACAACTGAATAACCAGATCAGCGAACTCACCGAGAAGCGTGACGGCTTGAAGGAGACGTTCGAAGGGATCACAGGCGAAACTTTCAGCGGCATCGACATTTCGTGGTCAACGGTGAAGGCTCGCACATCCATCGACGAGAAGCAGGTAGAACAACTCCTGGGTTTCGTCCCACGTGTACAGACCGGCAAAGACACAGTCCGGCTGAACATCAAACAGAGAGGTAACTAACATGGCCGACACCGGCTATTTCCAAGTCAGCGGCAAACTCCCCAACGGGCTGATCGCTGTCATCAACGCAGAAGACTGGGCAGCGTTCAACGTGAAGCTGATCGATGCTCTCGGTCCGGAAGCAGCAGACCAGGTTGTCGAACAGTTCGCGAAGGCACTGGTCGGAGACCCAGCATCTGCTGCACGCACAACACACGTGCCAGCATCAGCGGTTCCGCTCACACCAGTTGAGGTTGCTGCCAACCTCGGTGCGTCCATCGTGAGTGAAGACACCGTGGTGTGTAAGCATGGCGAGCCAGCCAAGTTCGTTGCGGCTGGTGTCTCGAAGAAGACCGGCAAGCCGTACCGCGCATTCTATGCATGCGCCAGAAGGAGCGACGAGTGCGACTTCCGAGCCAACGGATAGCACAAGCGGTGGCGGCGGGCAGACCAACAAGGCTGCCCGCCTACACCGGCATGGAACCATGCGCAACACTTGGGCTGGACTTCTACTGCTACGAAACAAACAAGATCGACCGGCTGCATGAGGAAACAATCAAGAAAGCATGCCTCGGCTGCCCACTGTTCGACGAATGCTTGAACTGGGCGATCTACAACGAGCAGCACTACTACTGGGCTGCAACCACAAGTGCGGAACGGGCAAAGATCCGACGCCGCCACAACATTTGGGCCAGAAAGATTTACGACATTGCTTAGTCTTCTCCAAGCTGTGCATTCAACCGCATCCTCAGCGAAACCACTCCCACTCGTGTGGCACACGCTCGAGGAACAAGGGATGAAGTTCCGCCAGTCACAACTGGTGCTGATCGCCGGTCAACCAAACAGTGGAAAGTCACTCATGGCTTTGGTGTACGCCATCAAGTCAGGTGTTCCAACCTTGTACTTCTCGGCAGACACCGACCCGATCACACAAATGTTCCGCACCTGCGCAGCATTGACGAACTATGAACAGAACCAGGTTGAGTCACAACTGGACAGGGATCCAAACTTCTTCGACCCAATGATCCGCGAGAAAGCATCACACATCACATGGGTGTACGACCCGTCACCCGACATGGACACTATCGAACTCGAGATCCTTGCCTACGGCGAAGTGTACGGCACGGCACCACAGTTGATTGTGATCGACAACCTGATGAACTGTGTATCGGTAACCGGTGAAGAATGGTCCGGTATTCGTGCCATCATGGCAGAGCTGCATCACGTTGCACGTAAGACCGGTGCATGCGTTCTGGCATTGACACACATGTCGGAAAACATTCAAGCAGATGCAACAATGCCGGCACCACGCCGAGCAATCCTCGGCAAAGCAAGCCAACTACCAAGTATGATCCTGTCCATTGCAATGAATCCGGAGTATGGGAGTTTGAACGTGGCAGCAGTGAAGAACCGTTTCGGTTCACACTCGGCAGACGCCAGCCACTTCGTCACCCTCGCAGTGGATCCGTCACGTGTACAGATCCGTGACATCAAAACACGCCCAGTCCTACAGGAAGTTATCGCATGAAGTACCGGCTTGCTAACGGCCCAAGTGCTGGACAGTACGTTGAAATGGAAGACCCTCAAGACATGGTCGTAAAGACCATGCTGATCGCCAACGGTGGCATGGGATGTGAACATATGCCAGCAAAGTTCTCAGGTCCACAGATCAATCAGTTCATGGTCGAATATAGATTTGATGAAAAGCTCCAGATGTTCACAACCAATGTCGACTGGGCATACGCAACATATCTTTGCCGTGAATGCGAAGACGAGAAAGATGTGCGTTTACGCACCGAAGACTACATAGAAGAACGAGTGAAAGAACGCATTGCATCTGTTCGTGAAAACATCATCGCAGCATTAGATGGTCTCGGTAAGGATGACTGGCATGACTACATCTAACGCGACTAAGAATAAGCGTAAAGGTGCCCAGTGGGAACTGGACCTCCTTGACTACTTCCGCAGCCACCAACTCGTAGCCGAACGTCTACGCCTCGCCGGCAAACACGACGAAGGTGATGTGATGGTGTACATCGACGGCAAAACTGTCCTCATCGTTGAAGCGAAGAACGAACAATCGTTCAAACCGGGACCGTGGATCAACGAAGCAAACATTGAAGCAGCGAACTGGGCAGTAGCCCGCAAAGCAACCGTCGAAGTTGTCCCCATTGTGGTGGCGAAACGACGCAACCACGGCACCGGCAAAGCGTACGTCATCATGGAACTGGACACGTTCATGGAGAGGGTAAACAAGTGAACACCGCAATCAACATCTTCATCACAGCCGGTGCAGCCGGCGGCGTGATCTTCCTCATCGTCACCATCCGGGACATCATCATGGAACGTATCTGGGCAAGACGTTGGTCGAAAGAATACAAGTCCAACATCGAATACTGGGACTCCCTTTGGGACCGTATCGATGCCGCAGATGACTGGAAGTAAAGCCCAACTTCTCATCGCAGTACTCGAACATTACGGCGGTGAGATCCGGACAGGCATAGGACGATCAGTCAGATGCCCATTCCACGGCGACCGCCACCGGTCCGCCGTGATGACAACAGACCCAGAAGACACAGGCTTGTTCTTCTGCCACACATGTGGAATCGGTGGCGACGCCTACAGTTTGATCATGTGGAAAGAAGGATGTGATTTCCGTGCTGCTCACGCAAGAGCGACTGACATCGCTGCACGAGCTGGCGTTGACCTACCATCACAAGGCGAACAGCCAAACCGTGGAGTATTTGGTCAGCCGAGGATTCACAAGAGAGCTGTGCCAAAAGCATCTCCTCGGAACCGTACCCGCAGACTGTGACCCAGCACATGCACAATTCATCGGCTGGCTATCTATACCCTACCGCGTGGTACATGGCGTCACCGGATTCAAATTCCGTCGAATCGATGGAGAACTGGGGCCGAAATACATGGCACCACTACACCAACCGGCTCGGCTATTCAACGCTATTGACCTTCACACTGCAACGGACTCAGTTGCCATCTGCGAGGGCGAACTGGACACAATCATCGCTTCCCAACTGCTGCCTTCTGTTGGAGTTCCCGGTGCGAAAGCATGGCGACCACACTTCAGTCGCCTATTCAGCGGATACCGGAATGTTTACATTCTCGCAGACAACGACGACAAAGGTAGTGCTGATGCAGCAAACCCAGGCATGGAGTTGGCGCAGAAAATTCTGGCGGAAGTTGAGCAGGCACAACTCGTCACGCTGCCAGCGGGCAGCGACGTCAACAGTATTGCAATGGCTGAAGGAATCGACGGACTCAGAAAGAGGATCGGAATTGACCATGAATAAGTGGGACAACGGAATGACATACGACTATACGAGAGCGAGCAGTGAGAACAATGGAACGGGAACTTCTGGAGCGGGTCGCGGAGATGCTGCAGTCGATCGGGCTGAACATTCAAAGCGTGTCGCAAACGCCAGAAGGATTCTTGCTGCAAGTACTGATACCCGATCTGCCACTGCAAAGACAACTGGCGACGTCGCCAAGTCCCAGTTCGTATTCGACGTATGGGATGTGATGGACGAAGCCGGCAACCTTCTGCTGCGCAAGCATGAAGACTACGGTCCGACTAACATCAGCCGCTCACCAGGCGGACCACTCAACGGGCTACGTGTCCGCATGTGGGACAAGGTGGCACGCATCAACAACCTCATCGACAACGACATCGACCCGAATCACGAATCGTTACGTGACTCATTCATCGACCTACTGAACTATTCAGCCATAGCGATCATGGTATTGGAGAACAAGTGGCCGGAAAAGTAAAGCGAACCATCATCTGGTTCATAGCCGTAGCAAGCACCTTCTCCTTACTTGGTGCGGTTATCGGATTCAAAGCATTCGAAAACATGGACACCTACCTCGAATGGCCGGATGATGAAACACACTGACCCCGAAGAACACCTACGCGACCTCGCTGCACCGGCAGCAAGATCAGTGGCACGACAGTTCGACGGCTACGTTGACACTAACGATCTGATCCAAGAGATCCACGTGTACATCCTCACCCACCCGAAGCTGGCTGAAGAACTGCTTGAGGCGTACGTTGAAGGCAGGGAGCAGACACGGTGGACTGCACGCCGCATCATGGCACGCATGCGTAGGTATGCAGAACGATTCGCACGGAAAGAGAAAGCCGAGAAACTCGGCTACAAAACCGGTGACGAATTCTTCTACGACCAGGCAATGATCGCTGAACTCATGCCCGCAGCGATCAACTTCGAAACCACAGCCGAACTAATCGTCGAACACGTTGACGACGGACAGCCGAAGCGACCGTCGGCACCGAGCGAAGGTGGCAACCTGATTGCCATGATCGTGGACATTCGCCGCATCTACGACAAACTTTCTACTGAAGATCAGCAGATGCTGGAACAGTACTACACGCAAGAGATGACATTCGAACAGCTCGCACAAGCATGGAACATTAGTAAGTCCACGGCGGAACGGCGGGTGAAAGAACTTCTCCGGTTCATCAACCGACAGTTAGGTGGACCGACACCGTGGTCATAACACTCGAGAAGCACGAGATCGTAGCGGTCATCAACACAGCACTCGCACGCTACGCATCCGCAGCGAACAACCGGCAGATGCGTGGCATCCAAACCATGAACCCGTGGGAACGGATCCTGCTAGACATCGACGGTGCCGGTGCTGAGATGGCGGTTGCGAAACACCTCGGCATCTATTGGGCATCAGACTTCGGACACAACGGTGTCGACATCAAACCGAACATCGATGTGAAGTTCACGAAACACCTAACCGGAAGGTTGCTGGTGTTCACCGATGCGGATCCGGATCGCAAGTATGTGCTGGTCACTGGTGGCATGCCGACCTACAACGTGATCGGTTGGATGCTTGGGCATGATGCGAAGAAGGACGAATATCTGGACACACCAGATCGTCGTCGCCCGCCGGTGTATGCAGTGCCGCAGGAGAAGTTGAACAAGTTCCATGTCTGAACGAGATGAAGCTCTGTACTGGGTGCGTCACTACATAAACTACTGGTCAACAGTTGAACCACCGGCACACGTTTGCGATCAAGCGAAACAGTTACTTCGTGAAGTTGCATATGAACTTAGCATTGCGATTGAACTTCCAGTTCCAGAAAATACGGAAAACATATGACATCGAACTGGTGGGACGGGTATGTGAAACTGTTCACCGAACATAAAGAAGCCCCCGCCGAAGCGGGGGCTTCACCCTTGGGAGGTACTGGCCCAGTGCTTCCCCTCACCGAGCCGGTAGAGGAAGACTAAACCAGATCATAGCTGGCAGTCAAACGACACGCCGCCGCTGAAGGCGGGTATCACCTGCCATAAACTTCACGAAGATACTTACCACAATGCGGCCACGGTGAGGATCCACGATCCTTCCAAATATTCATAGCCACACCATACTGCACAGACACGTTCGCCGCTGAAGGCGGGTCATGCAGTTCGCCACCGTGGGCGACCCACGTGCGGGGAAATTCGATTTGGAAAAGGCCCCGGTATTGCCCGCGCTTACCGCCACGGACAGCCGGCCGGCCCGATGATTCACACAAGGCCAGCCGTTGCCAAGCCTTCGGCAGATCCTCAAACGTGAAAAGCTTAGCAGCTTCCGAAGGGTGACCGAACCCTAAGAATGTCGCAGCGTCAGACACGTTAGCTGGCAACGCCGGCACCGGCACCGGGGCAACCGGTACCGGCGCCAGCGACGGGCCTAGCATGAATGCTAGACCCGCCACGCCGGCCGCTAAAGCGGCTCGTTTCATTCCTTACCTCCAACTATTAGACCGACAATACCTACAAGCGCCACGAACACTAGCGCCGGAGTGTTTCCCTCCGCCAATGCGGCCGGAACGGTGAACACGGCGAGAATAACCAGCACGTAAGGCACTAGCCACACTCCCATACGCAAGGCTCGGCGCATTGTTCGCAGCCGCAGTGTCCCTCCGGACAGCACTCGGCGCAGTAGCACGTCGGGCAGTCCTCGAAAACTTTAGGGCCGTCCTCGCATGTGCAAAACCCGAACCTCTCCACCTGCTCATCGTGCGTAAGCTCGGCAAGCTCCGACCAAAAGATACCCTCGGTCATACTGTCACGTCACTTTCGCAGTCCGGTAACTCGGCTTGGCACTTGCCGCAGACAATCGTCGTACAGCCGGCAGTGCCGCACTCGCAGTCCCGCCAATGGGCGAACCTGCCGCAGTGCATTAGTGACCCGTCGTCGGCGTGAACCCACGCCGGACCGGCGTCGGATCCGCAATCACGGCAACAGATAGAAACCGTTTCCGGAATGGTCATACTTTCGAGAATACTCACGGAGTCACTCTCCCCTGAACGGCGTACCGTAAGCGCGGGACATAACCAGATCAGTTGCATAACGTGTAGCGTCCATGTACGCACACTCTCCACGGAACGTCCGGACCGGCCGCTCGTCGTCCAACACGTCGCACCGATACGGTGAATATTCGACAAGGTGAACGTCCCAGCCGAACGACTCCCGACTAATTACACTTTCCATAACAACCCTCCCAAGGGTCAGACCCTAGGCACCCTGCCTAGCGGTCACCGAGCAGCACCGACCGGAGCCGGTGCTGAACGGAAACCACTAGCCGCGAATACGGACCGGCATAATCAGATAGCTGAAACGCATACCCTCCAACGGCTCCACCGGCTCCAGTAGCGCCGGCTTGTCGGGAACGAACAAACTAAACCGGACACCCGTGTTCTTCTTACCCATAAGGCCGCAAGCTTCGGCCCCGTCGGCAAGAAATTGCGGATTCCAATTCGACACGTTCACGCCAGACACCGGGTCCGGCATGACCAGCAGCTTCCGGTACGACGGGAACCTATCCACGTCCGGCAGATCGGAACGCTTCCACGACACCGAGGATCCTCCGAACATGATCGAGACGACATCAGTCCCAAACGAAAACGTCACCAGATCCACCGGACCTCGAGCCGGAACCTTCACCGACCGAGTAAACGAAACCAATTCCTTCACCGGCAAAAGCGCAACCGACACCGGTTCCGAAACGTGATCAACGCTCGACGCTACAGCCAGCCGGTAGCGGTCAGTGGCCGCAAATTCGACCCCGCCACAGTCGCCGATAGACACCGAGACATGATCGAAAGGCAGGCCAGCCTTCGAGTCGGCAGCCAACGCAACCGACTTCACGGCCGCGACAAACGTCGCCGCTGACATGCTGACAGTGTAAACCTCCAGCCCACGCTGAAGGCGTGAGCTGACCGCTGCAGCACCGGTACCCGGCGCCGCTGACGTACTTGTTTCCATAGTTACCCTCCCAAGGGTTACCGGTAGCGGGACTTTCCCGCTAGACCGGCGGAAACCGGCGGGCACGAAACCCGCCGGCAACCGTCGGACTAGCCGAAACGGCAGACCTCCCACGTTCCGCCGGCCGCCATACAGTCGGCGTAGAGGTGAGCAGCGAGCAGATACCACGCGAGCAGGCCCAGCACGAGCAACACGGCCCAGCCCCTACGCGTTAGGCGAGTACGTCGGCGCATGGCCTAACCCTCGCAATCGTGGCCACCGGCCCACTCGGCCGAGTCGGTCGGGTCGAGCAGATCGAACACACGGCCACACTCGGCGCAACGTGTCCGGAGCGATAGCGTCGGCATTACAACCCCCACTTCATCTCGACGGCAACCAGATCGCGGATCCACGCCGTAACGTCGGTCGGCCGCAACGCGTAAGCCTCGAGAGCCGCGCCAAGTAGGGCCAATTCGTGCATGCCAAGCCCGTCGGCCGGCTCGTGCCACTCGGCCGCCGGCTCGCCCGAAACGTCGGCCGACAGGCCCGACAGATCGAGAAACACGCACCACGGCCGGAAGTGTTCGCAATTCACCGACCAACGGTAGAGGTCGGCCACCGGCTCGGCATACGCCGGAGCCGAGTCCGACCACGTGCAAGCGCCAGCCGTAGCGTCGGCCGCGCTATTTGTCGTCATCATCTGTAACCCTCCCAATGGGTTGTTAGGTGCCTAGTTGCACCGGAAACCGAGCCGACCGGAGCCGGCTCGGCAACCGCTAAACCTAGGCCCACACTTCGCACTCGGACATGCAGCACGAACAACCCGACTCGTACTCGTGACGGCAGCACTCGTGCGTAACACTCTCGACAGACTCCGAGCCGCAACGCCAGCAACCGGAGACCCTAGTGGACTCCTCGAGCAACCCGTCACGCTCATACGCGTCACCAGCCCGACCGGAGACGAGGAACGTCGAGGAATACTCGACGACGAATTGCGAAGTGTTGCCACAAGCCGAGCAGCGCAAGCCCGTAGCCGGCTCCTCGACACGGAGCGGGGTTACAACCGTGTACCCGTCGCCACGGTCCAACGGCGACGGCTTACCCTCGGCAGACTCGAATTCGTCGGCAACATGCGCCAATTCGTGAACGGTGAAAAGGCCCGACCGCTCGCCGGAAACCTCTAAAACGCGAGACGGTGAACCCTCACCGGTGAACGTGACGACGGCAGAAAACGTAGAAACCACAAGCCCTCCCAAGGCCAACGGGAACCCCCAACGGGAACCCAAGGGAGAGGGTAAGGGAAAGCCCCGGACACGCGCAAGCACCGAAAGCCCGGCGAGCCTTGCAACCGGCCCCGAATTCTGAGACGATCAGGCCACCGGCAACCCCGCCGGCAACCTTGGGAGGTTCACAACATGACAACCACACTCGACGCCGAAACCCTCACCACACGGAAAAACCGTTGGGAAACATGGGAAAACGCAATCAAGCATTACGAGCAGACCGGCGAAGTAGAAACGCCGGCACTCCTCTCCGAAACCCTGACCGACATTCCGCTACGCGACGCGTTGCTAGCCCGCGCCGGCCGCAACACGCTCGACGGCCTGACGTTGATAGGGATTCTGGCCGCCATGTCCAACGCCGACCTAGAACACGTGCCAACGCTCGCAACCCTCGCCGCGATCGAATACGCGTCAGACATGCCGGCGATGGCCCGACTACACGCCCAAGAGGCCCACAACCTCGACGGCACCTACAGTCTGGCCAGCCTGCTCCTCAACGGCCTCGACATGCGGGCACCGGCAAGCCTGCTCCGCCGATCCTTCGCCCACTTCGACCCCGAAAGCCTGCTCAACGAAACCGCCTGACCGTCACCGACAGAACCCCGCCGGACAACCCCCAAGCCGGCGGGGTTCACTTATGCCCAGCCCCGCCAGCCCAGCACCGGAACGGCACCAGCCCTCGACCC